ATGTTCAATGAGTTCTTTGAAGTTCTAAAAGAGAATCATTTTGTTGAGAAGCCTGTTGACGCAAAGACATTTGTTGAGTCTCCAGAATATCTTGGGCAACCACCCCTATCTGATATTCAGTATACAATTGTAGAAGCCATGAGTCAGATTTATCGTAAAGAAGATGTTATTGATATTATGGGGGATGCTGGAGAAGAGTACTATAAAAAATACACAAAGAATGAACTTATTCTGCAACTTGGCAAGGGATCTGGAAAAGACTTTGTATCAACAGTAGCCTGTGCATATGTAGTATATAAGATGCTATGCCTTAAAGACCCTGCAGTTTACTATGGAAAGCCTGCAGGAGACGCCATTGATATCATTAACGTTGCAGTCAACGCTCAACAGGCAAAGAATGTTTTCTTTAAAGGTTTTAAAAATAAGATTGAAAGATCACCATGGTTTGCAGGAAAATATAATCCAAAAGCAGACTCAGTTGAGTTTGATAAATCAATTACTGTTTATTCTGGACACTCAGAGCGTGAGTCACATGAGGGCTTGAACTTGTTTATGGCAGTCCTTGATGAGATCTCTGGCTTTGCATCAGAGGTAGCAACAGGAAACGAACAAGGAAAGACTGCTGATAACATATACAAAGCTTTCCGTGGTACTGTAGATTCTCGTTTCCCTGATCTTGGCAAGGTTGTTCTTCTATCATTCCCCCGTTATCAAGGTGACTTTATTTCTCAACGGTATGATTCAGTAATCTCTGACAAAGAGGTAGTAGAAAGAACACATAAGTTTATTATTAATGAAGATCTGCCACATGATAATCCAGATAATAACTTTGAAATATCTTGGGATGAGGACCACATACTTTCCTATAAGATTCCTAAGATATTTGCACTAAAGCGTCCAACATGGGAAGTAAATCCTACTCGTAATATTGATGACTTTAAGATCGCATTCTTAACAGACTTAGGAGATGCAATGATGCGTTTTCTTTGTACACCAACATACTCATCTGATTCTTTCTTTAAACAAAAAGACAAACTAATCAACTGTATGACATTAACAAATCCTGTTGATAGTTTTAGAAGGTTTGCAGAAAACTTCAAACCAGACCCAGATAAAATTTATTATGTCCATGCTGACCTTGCACAAAAGCATGATAAGTGTGCTGTTGCAATTGCTCACGTAGATAAGTGGGTAAATATCCAGGTAATTAAAGATTATGAACAAGTAGCACCCATCGTAATAGTAGATGCAGTAGCATGGTGGGAACCAAGATCAGAAGGGCCAGTTGATTTATCTCAGGTTAAGCAGTGGATTCAAAACCTTAGAAGGCAAGGGTTTAACATAGGGATGGTTTCTTTTGACCGTTGGCAATCATTTGATATTCAGCAAGAGCTTAAAGCAGTAGGAATAAGAACTGATACTGTTTCTGTTGCAAAAAAACACTACGAAGATTTAGCAATGATGATCTATGAAGAGCGAGTTGCTATGCCAATGATTCCATTACTCTTGGAAGAAATGTCAGAGTTAAAGATTATGAAGGGTAATCGTGTTGATCACCCTAGAAAGAAATCTAAAGACTTAGCAGATGCTGTTTGTGGTGCTGTTTTTGGTGCCATTTCTCATACCCCAAAGGATACAGATATTGAAATAGAAATCCATACCTGGGGATCAAGTGAGAAATTTGCCAGACAGCAGAGAGCTATGGTAGAATTGGAAGACAGGCAAATGCCTGAAGACGTCAAGGACTTTCTTGACAATTTAAAACTAATATAATAAGGAGAAAAATGAATTCATTTAAAAGAATTGCTTTAGGTCTTGCTGCAGCTATGACCTTTGGCGTTATGTCAGCACTTCCGACAAGTGCTGCTGTAAATGCAGATACCTTCACAATTGATGCAGTTGCTGATACAGTAATTGCTGGTGAGTCTGCAACAGCAGTTGTAACGGTTGGATTTTTAGCACAAAATACATCAGACACAGTAACAGTCACATCTGGAATGACATCATTGCCAGCAGGTGCTGCAAAGCTAGCAACACTTTCTGTGCTTGAAACAACCAGCGCAGTAGTTGTTGCTGGAGCAGGAAACTACTCTACAGACGTTGCTTCAACAAGTAATTCTGTCGCAAATGTTTCTGCAAAGCTTTTGGTAACACTAGATACACCATCTGTTCCAGGAACATATGTTGTTAGATTGACACCTTCTTTGAAGACGGGTGTTACTGGTGTTCTTAACTCTGTTCCACTAACATGGACAGTAACAGTAAATGCTCCAGATCTTAAGACATCTGCAGCAACATCAACATCAATTCTTAATGCTGGAGAAACAACATCAGCAACAGCAGATGCAACAGTTTATGCATCAAAGACTGTTTCAGCAGATGCAGCAGCAGTTATTGTTGTTACACAGAAGAATGCAGCAGGCTCATCTGTTGCAGAATCTCTTACAGCAATTGTTAGCGGTCCAGGTATGATTGGTGCAGGATCAAATCCAACAACAATCGCTTCACAGGGTCGTGCACTTACACTTGCAGCAGGACAGCACATTGGTATTTTTGCTGACGGTACTGCTGGAGTTGGAACAGTTACAATTACAACACAGTCAGGTGTAGTTCTTGCTACAGAGTCTGTAACATTCTATGGAGATATCGCACGAATTGTTGCAACATCAACTAAGTCTGTTATTGCAACAGGATCAAACTCAGATGTTATTTCTGCAGTTGCATATGATGCAGCAGGAGTTACAGTAGGAGCAGGAACCCTATATGCAACATCAGCAGACCTTACAACAATTAGCAATGCTGCAACTTCAGCGACAATTGTCAATGGTGTAGCAAAGTTTGCTGCAACAGGTGTAAAGACTGGCCTAGCAAATGTAGTAATTTCAAACGGTTCAGTTGTCTCAAACCCTGTAGCAGTTCGTGTTGAGGGTACAGCAACATCTGTAAAGATCTCATTTGACAAGGCTAAGTACCTTCCAGGTGAGGCAGCAACAATCACTGTACAGGTTCTTGATGCAACAGGACTTGCATTGTCTCCAAAGACATATTCAAACCTTTTTGCAACTGGCGGTATTTCAACAAACTATGCATTTGGTGGATCTAGCGATGTACTAACAGCAGTTTCTGTAACAACAGATACAGCAACAGTTAAGACATACAAGGTCTTTATGCCACTTGTACAGAACACAGTTAAGATCTCAGCAACTGGTGGATCATCTCTTCCAGTAGCAGGTCAGGTTGTAGTTTCTGCAGAAGCAGTTGTTGAAGATTCTGCACAAAAGGCAGCAGTTGATGCAGCAACAGAAGCAGCAGAAGCAGCAGATGCTGCTACAGCAGCAGCACTAGATGCGGTAAAGGCAGCAGATGCAGCAACAGCAGCAGCTCAGGAAGCATCTGATGCAGTTGCAGCGCTTTCAGCGTCTGTAGCTAAGTTAATTGCTGGACTTCAAGCACAAATTAAATCACTTGCAGCAGTAGTTGCAAAGATTGCTAAGAAGGTAAAGGCTTAATAGCTTAACAATAAGAGGGTCAGTCTTAGTGCTGGCCCTCTTTTTTGTTGCAATAAAATGATATAATAGCCTTATTAGTCATATCACCACTACGACTATGAGGAGTTAAAGATTAAAAGATTATTAAGATTGGCCTTGGTATTATCACTTGCTCTACTTCCCCTGCTTTTAGTAATTGATAAAGCACACGCATCAGAAGGTTTAACTGCTCAAGTATATAATGTGCTGGGACAGAATAATGCTCCTTATATTCCACAGGGAGCCTCTCCAGTACGCACAGTAAATGTACCTAACATTGACTTTCAGTGGGGTAGTGGCAGTGTCTTAGGTGGCCCGTCAGAAGATGTTATTGTACGCTTTACAGGATCAATTAGAAGCGATTCTACTCAAGAAATATCATTTTTAGCAACAGCAGATGATGGAACAAGGCTATATATTGATGGAGTTTTAGTAACAGATGACTGGCGTGATAAGGGTGGAGGAGGTACTATTAGTGCTCCAATATCATTTACAGCAGGTATTCCAAAAACAATAGAATTAATGTACTATGAAAATGGCGGAGGAGCAAA